CCGCAAGCCGACTTTGGAGGTCATCCGGCGCACGGATGAGTTTGACCAGTTTTTCGACCCGGCAGCGGCGTTTGCGTGGGCTGACAATGTTTTGTTGTCAGTCGATGTGCTGACCAACCAGCTGCCGCCGGGCGCTACGGTCTTTGCGGAGTGGCAGATTGTTCACGTGCGCTACAGCCACGATGAGGATTCCCGCTACGGGGCGCCGCTTTTTGCGGCTGCTCGCAAACCGTACAAGCGGATGACGGAGGGCGAGTTTGACATCGCCATCCGGCGCAAAACCAGGGCGGGCATGAAATACGTGCACGCGCTGAAGGACGCCAGCGAGACGGACATCGAGGCGTATCGCACACGTAATCAGGATGTGCTTGATGACCCGTTTGCGGCCGTGGCGGATTATTTCTCGAACAAAGACACCACGGTCAGCAGTATCCAGGGCGATGCGCACCTGAGCGAGATCGAGGATGTGCTGCACCACATTCGCACGTGGTGGATTGCGTCGCCAGTGCCTATGTCGCTGCTCGGGTATGGCCAGGACCTGAACCGGGATGTGTTGGACGAACAGCAGAAGCAATACAAGGTGGCGTGCGAGGAATTGAGCCGGTGGGCGAGTGAGCAGATTGTGAAGCCGCTCATCGAACGCCAGTGGCTGCTGCTGGGCATTTGGCCGGACTCGCTGGAATGGGAAGTGGAGTGGGCGGCCAAGGATGCGCTGACGGCTGAGGCGTTTGTGGATGCGGCGAAGGCGTTGGCGACGCTGCGGGCGACGGGCGTGTTCTCTGATGAGACGCTGCTGCGCATGTTCTCCCGGTTCGTGCCGGACTTTGACGCCGAGGCGGAACTGGCGCTGTTGGCGAAACGGCAGGACAACGAACTGGCGGCGGCGGCCACGAATGCGGCGGCCGGCATGCCGGCGGCAGCCGATGAGGATGCGGGGGACGATGAGGCTGAGTAAGGTTCCGTTGCGCCAGGCGCAGCGCACGCAGCACCGGGCGATGAGCCGGCTGACGCTGCGGGTGATGGGTGAAATCCATCGCATCCTGTATCCGGTGCAAGCGTGGATTGTTGACCGCATTCTGAGCAACGCCGGGCCGGATGGCGCAGTGGCGCCAGAAGCGGTGATGCGGCTGAGCGGCGAGCTGGACCAGCAATGGCGGCCGGCGCTGCGCAAGGTGGCGCTGGTGATTGAGGCGGGGCGGCGGGAGGCGGCGAACATGGCGTTTGGGGTGCTGGTGATTCAGCACAATGCCATGATGACCGCTGCCGAGCAGGCGCTGCTGGAGGCGGTTTCGGGGCCTCGGATGACGCCGGATGATGTGGCCTCCGTGATTCGGTTGTGGCAGCAGCGGCGGGATGCGGCGCTGCGGGCGGCCTCGTTGCGGACGCAGGGCGATGGGCTGGTGCTGAGTCAGCGGATTTGGAACCTGGAGAATGGCGGGTTGGCTCGCATCCGGGCGACGCTGAGCACGGCGATGCAGGAGCGGACGAACGCGCAGGCGCTGGCGAATCTGGTGGAGGCGGAGCTGGGGGCAGGGCGGGATATTCCCCGGTGGACCGAAGACCGGCTGTATCGGATGACGCCAAGCGAGCGGGCTGCCAGCAGCGAGGGGCTGTTGCGGGGGCCGGAGGGGCGGGGGCAGGGGATCTCGTACAACGCGCTGCGGTTGGCTCGCACGGAGATCCAGTATGCCAACCATGCGGTGGCGAGTGAGATCGCTGCGCACAATCCGGCGGTGACGGGGCGCAAGGTGAGACTGTCGCCGGGGCATCCGAAGATTGATATCTGCGATGAGTATGCGAGCGGTGGGCCATACGACAAGATGCAGCAGATTCTGCCGCTCCATCCGCAGTGCATGTGCTACTACGAAGATGTGTTGATGAGCCGGAAGGAATTCACGGCGGGTGTGAAGGGGTGGGTGTCGAATGAGAATCAGTTTCTTGACGATTACGCCGCCTGGCTGGGGACCCGGCAGCCTACGGATTTAATGCCGTGGACGATGAGCCTGGCGGAGAGTCTGAATTTGTGGCTGAGCATGGGACGGGAGAATCACGCGGCGGCGTTGTATGCCGGGGCGTGACGACTGATAAGCGTTTATTGTCGGTCGATGGGTTTATCTGGGAGGGGGGAGTGAGATGGGACGGACTACACGGTTTGAGGAGCGGGTGCAGAGTGCGCTGGCGTTGCAAGAGGCCAGCGAGGCGGGCGCTGCTCGCCGGGTCCGGGCGGTGGGGCTGACGGCCGGCGTGATCAACGCCAACAAGCGCCGCTATTCGCTGCCTGTGTTGCAGGCTGCGGTGGCGGAATTGAGCAGCCATCTACATGAGAGCGCCGGCCAGGGGCGACTTGTCGCCACGGGCGAGGCGGAACATCCACGAGACAAGGGCGGGCGGCCGTCACTGCTGGAAACGGTGGTGAAGTGGGAGCAGGCGACAATCCATGAGGGGCAAGTGCTCCTTGAGGGCGTCATCCTGCCAACCGCTAAGGGACGGGACATCCTGACCTTGATCGAACATGGCGTTCCGGTGGGCGTCTCCATGAGGGGATATGGGCAGGCGAAGCCGATGGCGGAGTCGGTCCAAGAGGTAACGGCATTGACTATTACGGGGTTTGACCTGGTGGCGGAACCGAGTGATCCGTTCGCCCGGCTGACCGAGAGCAAGGAACAGGTGGAGGATACGATGGACGAGCAAGAGAAGCTCCAGTTGGAGCTGGCAGAGAGCAAGCGGGCGTTGGCTGAGCAGGCGCAGGCGCTGACGGAAGCCAAACGAGCGCAGGATGAACTGGTTGCGCTGAAGGCGAGCCAGGCGGTAGAGACGGCCATCACCGAAGCGGCCAAGGGTCTGCGCTATGGCGACCAGCTGAACAAGCTGTTCGTGGAGAGCGTGCGGGCGGCTGCGCCGGGCGATGCGGCTGCGGTGCAGGCGTTGGTGGAAGCCAAGCGCAAGGAATTCGACAGCATTGTGGCCGCTGCGCAGCTGAAGGCCATGGGCAAGGTGGATGTGACCGGGCCGGTTTTCGAGGCGGAGACGGGGCGGCCGGCGTTCAGCCGGGCGGCGTTTGAGATCACCGAATCGCTGGTGGCGCACAATCTGGGCGAACGCTATGACCTGGTGAAACGCACGGACCCGGCGAGCCGCTACGCCAAGATCTACCTGGAGCGGTTTGACGAGAAATTCAAGGGCCAGTTGATCGCCGAGGCCAAGGCGTTTGAAGAGGCGAGCACCACCAGTGACATGAACCTGCCGTATTCGGTGATGCGGGCGGTGGTGGAACAGGTGTGGCCGGAAGTGGTGGCTGCGAACGTGTTCGATTTCGGCATGGCGACGCAGGCGCCGGAACGCCTGTACTTCGAGACCTATGCCGGCGAATCTGGCACGAGCGCCGTGGCGGTGACGGATGAGGTGGTGACCGGTGACCATGGCGTGTGGGTGGAGCTGGCCAACAACCGGCTCAATCCTGGCTCGGTGGTGCTGACGAACTCGGGTGCGTCGACCACGTACACCGAAGGCACTGACTATGTGATCGACTATGCGCTTGGGAATCTCAAGACCCTGGCGGCCGGTGCGACCACGGATGGGCAGAGCCTCAAGATCGACTACACCTATGAGGCGATTCGTCGCGGTGAAAACACCGCCATCAAGGGCGCCAAGAACACGCTGGCCTACATCACGATGGAGATTGCGGCTGACCGTCTGTCGACCTACATCACCAACGAGAATGTGGTCTTCAGCCGCAGCCAGCTTGGCTACGATGTGGTTGGGCGCACGCTGGCGAACCTGATCCGCAAGATCCGGACGAAAATCGACAAGGATATCTTCTACCGGGCCGTGGCGGCTTCGGCGGAGCAGGCGTCCAACTCGGGCGGAACCTGGACGGCGGCCAGCGATGCGGTGGCGTTGCTGGTGCAGTACATCGGTCTGGCGAAGGCGAAGGTGGCCAACCGCTACTACACGCCGACCAGCATTGTGATGAGCACCACGAACAGCGAACGGCTGAGCAACTGGGAAGGTTTTGACCGCACCGGTTTCACCAACGCCTTCCTCGGCGCTGCCGGGTTTGCCGGCGGGGTGAAGGGGTTGCCTGTGTTCCACACTCCCGTCATGAGCGACGCCTATGTGCTCGTGACGAATCGGGAGCTTGTGGCGCAGCGGACCTTCCAGCCGATGGCGCTCAAGGGGCCGTTCCCCGTCTACTCCAGCGGTGAGCTGGTGGCGGCGGAACAGTGGTACGTTGAAGAGTTCAACGGCACTGAGGTTCCGGTGGTCGAGAAGGTCTCGCACGTCAAGGTGGCGTAAGACTGACAGGACCGGGACGCATCTGGGTGGGTGCGTCCCGGTCGATTGACAAGAGGTAGTTGTCAGTCGTTGGCGGGGTGATCGGTGGATTGGTGGATTGGGGGGAGCGATGCTGGTACGGATGACAGAAGACAAAGTGATCGGGCACCGGCTGTGGTTGGCGGGGGAGTTGGTGGTGGTGGATGACCGGGTGGCGGCGCTGATGGGGTTGGCGGGGGCTGTTACTGAGGTTACAGGCCCGGAAATTGATGAGGTGATTCCGTTCACCGATGGCTTCGATCCGGCGCCAGCAGAGGCGGCTGCGGTCCCTGTGGCGGTGAAGAAACAGCGCAAAGGCGGGAAGTAAATCATGGCGATTGCGTTGGCGACTCTGTCGGCCCGGCTGCTGGCGTTGGTCCCGGCGGTGGGCGGGCAGCCTACGGACTATGACCAGCTGGTGAAGGATGCGGTGGCGCAGTTTGGCGCTGACATTCCGCTGCTTTGCTCTGCCACGATTTCAGTGGTCAACGGCACGGCGACCTATGCGCTGCCGGCTGATTTTGCCTCGCTGATCCAGCTGGAGGCGGTGAGCCGTGACGCCACGGTCAACATGACAACGGGTGCGCTGGTGGCGGGGCGGATTGATGGCGCCCGCGAGCGCATCTACATCGAGGGTTCTAACCTGCGGATTGAGCCGACACCAACGTACACGATTGACCGCACGCTACGCTATGCGGGTTTCTACCAGCTGGCGACCGACAGTTATGCGCGGCTGACCGAAAATGGCGCTCGGATTGCCATGCTGTATGCGCAGCACCTGGCGCTGAGTGCGCAGGCCGGCGTGGCGGGCGGCGGCGGGTGGAAGTACCAGATCGGCGATGAGTCGGTTGACAAGAGCAACGCCGGCCGGGCGTTGGGCGAGCAGGCGACCCGGCTGTATGAACAGTACCAGGTGGCGCTGCGACCGTTTCGGCGATCTGCAGGCGGGCGCTCGCAGTATGACGGCAACGGGGTGTTGGCATGATGGACTGGACCGCAGCTGCGGCTGACCTGTTGGCAATTCGCAATGACAATAGTGTGAGTATCACCATCCGGCGGGGCGCTACGACGCTGGCTGCGCAGACGGTGCGGATTGCCGGCGCCGGGGCTGCCAGTGGTCAGACGGTGGATCCGGGCGGGCTGCAACAGGCGGTTGGGCGGGTGCTGGTGCTGGGGACCACGAGCCTGGACATTCAGGCGGGCGACCGGTTCACAGCCAGCGGTAATCTGTATGAGGTGGTGTTGGTGCAGCAGAACAAGCGGGCGGCCGTGGTGGCTGAGGCGAAGTTGGTGCAGTAACCATGCCGGGCATTCGCTGGATTACGCCGCCGTCGGTGTTGGCGGATGCGGTGGAACGGTACGGCGACCGGGTGTTGGTGGCGGTGGCGGCGGTGGCGCAGTATGTGGCCACGGTGATGCAGAACGACGCCAAGGCGACGGCACGCTGGACGGACCGCACCGGCAACGCTCGCAGCGGCCTCTTCGGGACGGCAGAAGCGGACTTTGCGGCGAAGGTTGTGGTGTTGTACTTGAGCCACGGGGCGGTGATTGATTATGGCGTGTACCTGGAGCTGGCGAACAGCGGGCGGTATGCGGTGATCATGCGCACGATGCAGGCGCACTATGACGAGCTGATGGAGCTGCTGAAAGAGACGTTGCGATAGGAGGCGGCCATGCTGGACTTTCGAGAGGCGGACGATTTTGCCAGTGATGAGTTGGACCAGCGGGAGCGGAGCCATCACGTGGATGGCGACGACATGACCTATCCACCGGTAGTGAAGCTGCCGGTGCTGAATGACACGAAGGACAACCGGACGTTGACGGACCGGGTGAACGAGGTGGCGGCGGCGGTGGCAATTCTGGCGAGAGAGTTGTACCAGTTGAAACGGCAGATGGAAGCGCAGACGGGCGACTGACAATAAACGGTTGTCAGTCGTTGATTGATTGGGGAGATGGGCATGCTTGACCAGGTGATGACGGCGTTGACGGGTGATGCGACGTTGGTGGCGACGCTGACCGGCGGGATCTATGACGGGCGCACCGTGATGGATGTGAGCCGGCAGGGGACGCCGGATGCGTATGACGATTACCTGGAGCTGCTGCCGACGGCGCTGGTGCGGGCGAGCACGGAGACGCCGTTCGGCGGTGTGGAGTATGGTCACCGGCTCTATTTCTCGGTGTGGCTGTACGCTCGGGCGAGCTTTGCGGCGCTGGAGACGGCACGCCTGCGGATATTTACGCTGCTCCATCGGCAGCAGCTGGCTGGGGCGACGGGCCTCTTTGAGATCCGGCACGATGCGGACCTGTTGGGGCTGGAGGCGCCGGGGATTGAGGCGGCGATGGTGGTCTGCAATTATTACGCGGCGAGGTCCAAGTAACCATGACGACGCTGACGTTTGGGCAGGCGGCCTTTGGGCTTCGGGAAGTGAAGCTGACCAGCTACGACGGTTCCGGGGCGGTGAGCATGCCGGCGGCGATGCTGCTGCATGTGGCGCCGCGGATTGCGGCGGCGGAGTTCGCAGCGGAGGGTGTGCTGATCGGGGCGAGCGGCGTGCTGGCCGGCGCTGACTGGGAGCTGGAGGCCGGGGCGATTTCGTTGGCGGTGCTGGCGAAGCTGACCGGGGAGAGCACGGTGGCGGCCGGGTCGACGCCGAACCAGACGTTGACGCTGACGGCGGATGCGGGCGTGGAATTTCCATATGTGCGCATCTATGGCCGGGCGAAGGGTGAGGGGACCGGGGGAATCTACTGCAAGATGTACCGGTGCAAGCTGACGGCCATCGAGGGGACTTTCCGGCAAGGCGAATTCTTTGTGACGAGCGCAGCGGGGGTTGCGGTGAGCAACTCATCGGGCGTTTTTGAGTTTGTGCAGCGCGAGACGGACGCTGCGCTCTAACAGGTTGAGACAACCAGGGGGATAGGACTATGGCACTGACAGGGACTGTCCGAACATTCGGACTGCGGGATGTGAAGGTCACGAATATCGGCGGCACGGTGCAGGCGGATCTGCCGGCTGCCATGACGCTGAGCTTCAAGGAAGAGATGAACTCGGGTGAGATGCACGGCGATGATGCTGTGCAAGCGACCGTTGCCTTTACCGACAAGCTGAGCTGGGAGCTGGAAGCGGGCGGCATTTCGCTGGAATGTCTTGCCATCATGACCGGGCGCACGGTGACCCTAAGCGGGACCGGCTCGTCGGAGATCAACACGGTCATCGCTCGCGCAGGCGACGCCATGCCCTACTTCAAAATCTACGGCAAGAGCCTCGGCGATGGGACGGACGACATCCACGTCAAGATCGTCAAGGCGAAGATCATGGGCGGCATCGAGGGCGAGTTCAAAGATGGCGAGTTCTACGTGCAGAAGTGCGAGGGCATTGCCATCGACGACGGCACGGCGCTCTACACCATCGTGCAGAACGAGACGGCGACCACGTTGCCGACGAGCTAACATGAGCACCACGGCATCCAGGCGGGCGGCGGAGGTGCGGCGCATCAAGCGTTTGACCCGGCTTCCCCGCTTTGCCTGGGTGCGGGGTGACCGGCGGCTGGAGCGGATGGCGCTGGAACGCAATTTCTCGTGCGACTGTCCGTGGTGCGTGGCGGCCCGGCTGCGCAAGCGGCGGGAGCGGGGGGGATGTTCCCGAAACTTGGTTCGGGATGAACGGGGATTCTGGAGTGACCTATGAATTTGGAAGAGTGGCGCAAGCAGCGGGCGGTGGGTACGGTGATGGTGTTGCCGTCTGGTTTGGAGGTGACGCTGAAGAAAGTGGCGGTTTTGGATTTGGCGGAGCGGGGGAACATCCCGCTGCAGCTGCGGCCGAAGCTGGAGAAGATGTTGACATCGGGCACTGCCCGCGTGGTGACGCTGGAGGATTTTCAGCAGCACAGCGAGGTGGTCAACCTGGCGTGCGCTGCTTGTTTGATGGCGCCGGAAGAGCTTGACGTAATGGAGCTGCCCTACGGTGATCGCTTGGCCATCTTTCAGTGGGCGAACGAGGTTACGACGGCGCTACAGCCCTTTCGTGGAGAGCAAGACGCAGCTTTGGCGGCTTCACTCGCTGGCGGCCACGTACGGTCAACGTCCAAGCGGTCTGCTGGGCCTGCCGGGTGAAAGTTGGGAAGCGTTCCAGCTGGATCATGCAACGCTGGCGTTGGGGCGGTGGGTTGAGGCGAAGCTGGCCGAACGGGACAAATCCGGGAAACCTATCCATCGCCTTGAAAGATTGCTCGATGATAAGCCAGGTGCGCCAACGCAGGAGTTCGCACCGTTGGCGGCGATGGTGGATCGGAAGATGGTGATTCCGGAGAGCGGGGTTTGGTGATGGACTGACAATCGTTTGTTGTCAGTCGGTGATTGTGGGGATGGGGGAATGGATGGGCGTCAATCTGGGCTCGGCGTATGGTGAGATTGTTATCGACACGGACGGGGCGCAGCGCAGCATTGATGGGCTGGCGGCTTCAATGCGTTCGTCTGGACAGATGCTGAGCCTGGGGGTGACGGCGCCGCTGGTGGCGTTGGGAGCGGTTGCGTTAACTTCTGCCGGCGACTTTGAGCAGAGCATGAATATCATGGCGCAGGTGAGCGGCGCCACGGCAGAAGAGATGGCGATGCTGGAGGAGCAGGCGCTGGCACTTGGCGAGAGCACGGTGTTTGGCGCAGGCGATGCGGCTGACGCCATGCTCGAGCTTTCGAAGGCGGGCCTGACTGCGCAAGAGGTCAGCGACTCGATTGCCGGTGTGCTGGATCTTGCCGCTGCCGGTGGAATTGATTTGGCTTCAGCTGCGACAATTGCCGCCGGTGCGCTGAACGCCTTTAACCTGCCGGCCAAGAGCACGGCAACAGTGGCAAACACGTTGGCCGCTGCTGCCAACGCCAGCAGTGCGGATATCGGTGACCTGGCCATGGGTTTTCAGATGGCAGCTGCGGTTTTCTCGTCAAACGGGCAAACGGTTGATGACCTGGCGGCGAGCCTCGGCATTTTGGCCAACAATGGCATTCGAGGCAGCGACGCCGGCACGAGTCTGAAGACCATGCTGATGCGGTTGGCGGCGCCCACAGGCGAGGCGGCCGGCTTGATGGAAGAGCTGGGGCTGAATGTCTATGATGCTCAAGGTCAGATGCTGGGCTTCGGTGACATTGTTGCACAGTTGGAGAGCGCGACCAGCGGCCTGAATGATGCACAACGGAATGCTGCATTGACCACAATCTTCGGCGCCGATGCGATTCGGGCTGCGACGATTCTGGCGAGCGAGGGATCGGCGTCGTTTGATGCGATGAGCACAGCCGTGGGTCAGCAGGGCGCAGCCGCTGAAACTGCCGGCGCTCGCATGAGCGGGTTGAATGGTGCGCTGGAGACAATGAAGGGCTCATTTGAATCGCTCATGATTCAAATGAGCGGGCCGTTTCTGGAATCGCTGACCGGGATGGTGTTGGCGGTGGCTGGGGCGGTGACGGCTTTTGGCAATCTGCCGGAGCCGGCACGCAACGCGGCGCTGGCGTTCCTGGCGGTGGCGGCGGCGGCCGGGCCGGCGATGCTGCTGATTACCGGGATAGGCGCAGCAGTTGGGTTTCTGGTCAGCCCGATCGGGTTGACGATCTTGGCTGTGGGGTTGCTGGCGGCGGCGTGGGCGTCGAATTTTGGCAACATCCAGGGCATTACGGCGACGGCGGTCGCGACGATTACTCCCTATTTTGCACAACTTCAAACGGCGGCCGGCGAGGCGAGCGGCGTGATTGCGCAGGGATGGACGCAACTGGCAACCTTGTTGGCGCCGGCGATTGCCCGCGTGCAAGAGGCGTTTGCCGGGATGGGTGCGCAGTTTGCCGCACTGGGGCCGGAGTTTACCGAGCTGCAAACGGCACTGACAACGCTGTGGCAGACGGTGGCGCCGATTCTGTTGATGCTCGGGCAGATGTTGGCGGCGACGTTCGGGGCCATCACCGTTTTGCTGGTCAATAACTTCGCAGCCGTGATCGGCGGGCTGGCGCCTACGTTCGGTCTGATGATCTCGCAGGTCACGGTGTTTATCACGATGCTCAATACGACGATCACCGGCATGGTGAATCTGGTCACGGCGCTTATTGCGGGCGACTGGACGGCGGCCTGGGCGGCGGGCAAGAGCATTATTGACGGCTTTGTGAAGTTCACGGGCGATTCGCTGAACAACCTGCTGTCGCTGGCGGCGCTGGTTATCGGCGGTGTCAAGAATGTTGTGCTGAAGACGCTGGAGGATCTTGGCGTGAAGATTCAGCCGATTCTCAACGGGATCAAGGCATTCTGGGACTCAATATGGGGTGGGCTGACCGGTACGGTGAACGCTGTTGCAGAGGGCGTGCAGTCGGTTTGGGATAATCTGGTTGGCTTTAAGGACTGGCTGGCCACGGCGGTCTTTGTAAATCCGCTGGCCGGCTGGTCTCTTCCGGATATCGGCGGATGGCTGAATGGCGGACGGGCCGGCGGTTCATCGTGGGCGCCGGGCGGGCTGACGTTGGTTGGGGAGCGGGGGCCGGAGCTGGTGGTAATGCCGCCGGGAGCGGAGGTGATGACCAACGGGCAGTCGAATCGCTTCTCGGGTGGGGGCGGCGGGGCGCCGGTGGTGAACGTGACGATCAACGGCGTGCGCATCGACAATGAGCGGGATCTGCAACGCCAGGCGTATCGGGTGGCGGGGATGATTGCGGCGGGGTTGGCGTAACGACTGACAACGTTTTCTTGTCGGTCGATGGGACTGGTTGATTGGTTGATTGGTGATTGGGGGGCTTGATGCTGTTACGGCTGTATAACGGTGGGACTACGTTGACGCTGAGCGGGGATGGGACGGCTCATCTGGGGTCTACCTATTTTCCGACTCGGGGCGATGGCAATGAGGTGACCGAGACGGCCGTGCTGGTGCTCGAGGGCACGGCGGCGGTTATTCAGGCGGCGACGCAGGCGATTGAACAGATGCTGGAGGATGCCCGGATTCGCAATGCGACGGGTTCAGCCAAGAGCTATGTGACCTTCACGCCGCAGGACTCCGGCAATACCTACCGCAGCGAGCTGCTCGATGGCTTCCTCACCTGGAGCGAAGACCCCAGCAAGCGCCGGCTAAAGTCGACCACGAACACGGTCGAGGTGGCGGTGACGTGGACCCGGAAGGACTGGTGGGAGGGCGAAGAGACGGAGATCTATCTTTCCAGCTCGAGCCAGACAGAGCGGGTAAGCGGCGTCACGGTCTACAACAACGACAACGCGGGCAACACAAACTATTTTCAGGCAGCTGCCAACCGGATCACCGGGGCGCTGCCGACGCCGGCGAAGATCCGGGTGACGAATGCGGCCGGGGCGGGCGTGGCGTGGGTCAATATGTACCTGTGCAACAACGTCTTTTCGACGCCGGCGACGGCTGATGTGTGGCTGCTGGGTGCGGCGGCGGTGGGTGGGGCCTCGGTGAGCTGGGTGGGCAGCAGTACGCATGCGACGCGCCACTACACCTTTGACCTGGACAACACGCTGCTGGGACAGACGCAGGGGCGTTACTTTCGGGCGTTGATGGCGAACACGAGCATTACGACGGGCTGCTACGTGCAGGCGCATGTGGGCTCGTACATCGGTGGGGTGTTCCAGGCGCTGTGGAGCGGGCGGGAGGTGTTGGTCTCCGGCCGGCTGTTGGACCTGGGGACCTTCCCGATTCCGCCCGGCGGCTACGAGGTGATGACCACTGCAGCGGCGCTGGTGATTACGGTGCGTTCGTCGGCTTCCGGCTCGATTGTGTTGGACTTTGTCCAGTTGATGGCGACCGACGGCTTCCGCAAGTTGAAGCAGATCGGGTACACGGCCGACAACGGCGATGCGATTGAAGACAATGGCATTGACGGTGGGGCGTACCTGTATGACGGCACGGGGAAATACCCGATTGTGCGGGCGTATGGGCAGCCGTTGATGGTGTGGCCGAACCGGGTGAACCGGATGCACGTGCTGTTTGATGAGGGCGCCACGTTCACGCCTACCCGGCAGTTGACGGTGCGGGCGTGGTATCGGCCTCGGTATCATACGATTTAGTTGTAACTGAGGTTACAGGATGTTTGCAGTCTCGATGTTGGACCGCTCGTTTAATGATGTGATTGTGGCGGCTGACCTGAAGGTGACGCCGTTGCGGTGGTCGGCTGCGGCCGTTGGCGGGCCGGCGGAGGCGACGGTGGAGGTGCGGGGGCCACGGGCGGCGCTGGTGGCGCTGCTGGACTGGGTGCGCTATGGCGTGCGTGTTGAAAATGAGCGCGGGACGGGGCTGTGGTGGGGCTATGTGCACCGGGTGGATGTGGCGTTGGGGCGGCTCCAGGTGGGGGCCTCGCTGGACGGCATGAGCAACCGGGTGAAGATGGTCTATTCCACCGGCGGGGATCTGCCCGAGGCGGCGGAGACATCGTGGGCGGAGGATGCGACCAGCGTGGCGACGTATGGCTATCGGGAGCTGGTCCACAGCCTGGGCGATAGCGATGCGACGTTGGCGGCGCAGAAGCAGACGAACATCCTGAGCCGGTTCGCCTATCCGCAGCCGCTGCGGGCCGTGGGCTCTGGGGCGGAGGATGTGGCGGTGCTGCACTGCCGGGGCTGGGCTCGGACGCTGGAATGGCGGTATGTGCAGCGGTTGGATGGGCGGGTGACGTTCCTGGGTGACAGCGGCGATGAGCAGGAGCAGCCGATCGGCTGGGGCATTGTTGCCTCCACCACCATCGGCTTTGGCGGCGGGGCGCTGCATGACACGTTTGGCCGGCTGGGGGCGCTGAAGGCCGGGCACCAGGTGACGATTTCCGGTTCGGCCAGCAACGACGGCACGTGGACGGTGGCGGCGGAGACCGATGAGGAAGTGGTGGCGGTGACCAACTCCGGGATCTCGTTTGACGCTACGGATGACATCGAGAGCGTGAGCGCCATCCTGGGTGATTTTCTGATCGACCACTGGATCTACATCACCGGCTCGCCTTCGAACTCGGGTTGGCACTGGTTGGACGGGGCGGGCACGGACCACATTACGACCGACATTGCGGTTGGCGGCTCGATTGTGACGGAGGCGGCGGGGCCTTCGATTGCGATTACGCAGCCGCAGCGGCTGTCGGTGACGGGTTCGCCTACTTCGGAGAACCCGGCGGCCACGGTGACGGTGGCGCACCGGGGCGTGCGCGTGGGTCAGTCGTTTGTGCCGGCGACGAACATGGCGACGGTGGCGCAGGTGGCGGTGCGGGCCGGGAAGGTGGGCAGCCCGGTGGACAACCTGACCGTGAAGCTGTGCAGCAACAGCAGCGGCTCGCCAGGTACAGTGATTGCGACGGGCACGCTGGCGGCGACTTCGTTGACGACGGATGTGGACTGGGTGTGGGTGACGATGAGCGCCGTGGCGCTGGTGGCCGGGACTACCTACTGGGTGGTGGTGGAGCGCAGCGGCTCGGTGGACCCCAGCACGTACCTGCTGACGGGCATGACCACGGAAGTATCGGGGACCTGCAAGCAGTGGACGGGCTCGGCGTGGGAGGCGATGGCGCCGGTTTGGTATCTGCCGTACCAGATCTGGGGTAGCGAGGATATCGGCACGCAGCTGGCGACGCACATCGACACGGCGGCGCAGTTTATGGAGGGCTATGACACTACGCTGACGGCGGGCGTGGTGTCGAATCCGACGATGGATGCGGCGCTGACGGCGTGGGATGCGATGGAAGGGCTGCTCGAGATCGGGATGAGCGACGGGCGGCGGATTCTGTTCGATTACACGGATGACCGGGTGGTGCGGCTGTATGCGCAGCCTTCATCGGCGACCGACAATCCTTTATTGTCAGTCGCTGGGGGGCGGGTGCTGATGCTGGATGCGGCGGGTGGCGAGTGGGAGCCGGGCGTGTTGCCGGTGGCCCGCTGGGTGGAGCTGGCCGATTTGCCGAGCGAACTGGCGGCGACGGCGGGGATCTCGCCGGCGTTTGTGGAGCGGGCGAGCTTTGAGGCGGCGGGCATGGCGTTGGTGGTGGAGTTTGCGGGGACGCCGAGCCTGGCGGAGCTGCTGAGGGTGCGACAAGGATAACCATGGCGCAGAAGATTTCGCAGTTGGCGCAGGACCTGAAACCATACATTTTGCCGTGGATTGCGGCAGCGAGCCGGGGCGGCAGCAGCAGCAGCGGCGGCTCGGTGGCGGCGCACGATTTTTCGCTGCACACGGGAACGATTGCCGATGCGCAGGCGCCGCAGTTTCTGCTGCGGGATGGGACCCGGAGCCTCATCGGCAATCTGAGTGTGACGGCGGGCGTGACGATTGATGGGGTGGATATCAGTGCGCACGTGCTGGATGCGAATGCGCATCACGATGCGGCGACGGCCGGCACGGGCATTTCGGTGGCGGGGCAGGTGATTTCGTTGGCGGCCGGGGCGGCCGGGGCTGGGTTGGCGCATGCCAGTGGCGTGCTTTCGGTGAATGTGGCGGATGGGCTGGCCATCTCCGGCGACAATGTCATTCTGGCGAGCAGTGCGGCCGGGGCCGGCTTGGCGTATGCGAGCGGGGTGTTGTCGGTCAATGCCGGCGACGGGCTGGTTATTTCTGGCGACAATGTCGCTGTGGCTGTGGCCAACACCGGGGCCACCGGGCTGACCGTCGAGGCCGATGCTATCCGGTTGACGAGCAGCAGCAACCCGGCGGCGACGGCGAAGGTGCTGGCCACTGACGCCAACGGCAGTTTGCTGCTCGATACCAACCTGCTCTATGTCGATGCACTGAACAATCGCATTGGTGTCAACCGCACACCGGCGGCGACGCTCGATGTGGTGGCCACTGCCAACGCTGACCACACCCTGCGAGTCACGCAGAAATCAGGCCAAACCGGGCGGCTGTGGCGGGTCGAGGATGTGTCCGGTAACGAGCTGATCGTGCTGGACTCGGCAGGCAATCTGCAAAGCGGTAATCCGGGGTTTACCAGCGGGCTGACGGGCTGGCAGATTTCCTCGACCGGCAATGCGGAGTTCAACAACATCGTCGCACGCGGTGAGTTCCACGCATCGATCTTCGTGATGGACGAATTCCATGCCACCGGCGGCACGATGATGATCGCCACAGCGGCGAAGCTGGAGAATGACGCCACAATCAGCGACTCGGGTGACGAAGCGTTGATGGACCTGCGCACTACGAGCGGAACCGGCAGTGGCACGCAGATGGACCTGCGCACGGACAGCGTGACCGGCAGCGGCACACAGATGACGGCACGCAGTATTGAGAACTGGATTGACATTACGGACCCGGTTTCTGGCCACGCACAGGTGTTTACCGTCGGCTGGGTGGTGCGCACAAAGTATTTCAACGGCACGGGCGTCTATGACCTGTGGCTGCGCATCAACAGCATCACGGACATGAGTACGTACTACCGGTACCATGTGGAGAAAAAGAGCGGCACGGCGACCACGATCCCGGCCGGCACCGGCATTGTCAGTTATGGCGAGGAAGGCGACGGGCGCATCTTGATGACGGCGGATCTGAACTATGCGCCGTACATCGATATTTTCACGGTCGGGTCGGATGTGTGGTCGGGCGGCGCCGGGGCCATCGTGCCCCATGTGCGCCTTGGACGGCTGGACGGCGTAGGCGTGCCAGGGCTGAGCGGCATCGAGCAGTATGGCATTGCGGCTGGCACAGACCTGAGCGACGCCAACGAGCCATATTTCTACGCCACGAACCTGGGCATGAAGCTCTATCAAATTCCGTTGACGCTGAACGATGGCGTCAACGACACGGTGACGCTCGAGGCGGGCGGGCGGGTGCGTTTTGGCACCAACGTCGGCGGCGGTTGGGCCACAACTGGCTTTGACTTTGACCCGATCACCGGCAACCTGACGATTGGCAATGCCAGCTATGCAGGCAGCGTAACGATCTACGGCAATCTGTATTTGCCCGGCGGCGCTCCGATCCAGACAATGACCTGGCGTGGTGCGTGGAGTGCCGGCAGCGTGGCATATGCGGTGCAGGACGCCGTCAGCTATGGCGGGAAGAGCTGGATATCCGACACGGCGCACACTTCGGCGGGGGGCAATGCGCCGGGGACCGGTGCGATGTGGGGGCTGTTGGCGGACCAGGGGGCAACCGGGGCGACGGGAGCGACGGGCTCTACTGGAGCGACGGGGCCAACTGGGGCCACTGGCGCCACTGGAGCGACAGGACCAACCGGGCCGGCAGGTGCGGACAATCAGGATTTTGCTTTCCTGGAGGCAACCAACGCCGCCATGTCAGGCAAGGCGGCGGGTCTATACATGACCAACGCCAACGTCGGCTACTGGGATGGCACGGCGTTTGGTGCCTACATCGACAGCAGCGGGAATTTTCGGTTCGGCACTGGCAGCGGCTCGGCGAAACTTGAGTACAGCGCATCGGCCGGGAAACTGCGGGGCGTTGACACCGGCGGCACCGAACAATGGTATGCCAGCGCCAGCGACGGGAAGATTTACGCGGGCGCCGGGGCGGTGACAATGGACGCCTCCGGCATTACGATTGCCTCGAACTACACCAGTACGGCTATCAATTTTACAAGCGTTGGCCGGATGTACACGTTCTATGACGCCGGCTTTGGCGGCACGTTGTATATCGAATCTGGGTACGGGTTGGCAAAGACGAGCGAGATACAAATGCTCGCCTATTCGGGCACGACCATCAAGGCGGCGGCTGTATTTGACCCGGCAGCCGAGAAGATAAAATTCACCGGAGTGGTGTCAAACGTGGCACTGATGAATGTGCGCAGTACGGCATCATTTAGTCACTAGGACAGGAGCGATACATGGCACTAGATTTTGCGCAGCAAGTAGAGCAATCAAACGACGCCGCATTCGTGGGCCGGGTGCGGCAGGCGATGATCACACAGGCTATTACGATTATGAACAAGGCCGCCGACCCGACAGAGGGAGAAAAAGCCCAGAACCGCCAACAACGCCGGGCAAGTTATGCGGTAGAAACGTTGCGCAACCCCGACGGGATGGTGCAGGGCATGGTGCGGGCGGTGGTGACGGTCGACACGGCCAAAGCGATCATGACTGATCCGGAAATCAAGCAGGCGGTGCGTGGTCTGTGGGACGCATTCAGCGAAGTCATTTTGTAGGAGCTAAACAATGCCACGGTATATCGAGAATCTCAACGAATGCACGGACCCGGTCAGCGGTGACTACATGTGGCTGGTAGACGGCTCGGCAGGCTCTACAGACAAAGACCGCAAAGTTGACGTTGGGAAGTTTGCCCGGCTTGCGGTGGCGCAATCGTTTACGGCCACGCAGACATTTTCAAACGTGAGCATTGGTACCAGCGGCGGGGCCACGGCGATTACGAAACCGGCTGACGGGCATACACTGGCGGGGCTGGACACCGTATCATTGGCAGCCGGGGGCAAGTTCACATTTCCTGCCACCAATGGATTGTTGGTCATAGTTAGCCATACCTACGGTCGATCATCTGTTTACGCACTGACGGCTAACGTGGTGACGACCATCGCACAGGACGCAGTTGGCTATTCAACGACGATGGGCACGGCGTCGAAAATCAACGTGTATCACAATGGCAGCGTTTTCGAGATCGAAAACGGATACGCTGCCGCTCAAGTTCTTGCTTGGATGGTAATCGGTTACTAGGATTTCAGATGGGAGGCTGTGTATATGTCTGACCTGATAAAGTGGCGGGAAAAAATCGAAACTGGCCTCAACGCTTTGTTGGAAAACAAACGTGAACTGGAGCTACGCATCAACCGGCAGGAGGGTGCGCTGATGATGGTGAATGAGTTGCTTCGGGAGCAGGCGGCCGAACTGCCCGCGGGCGTAGTAGCGGAATCTGTGCCGGACTAGCCTAGCAGGTCGTCATTGCGTGTTTTGTATGTCGCACCGGATACCGGGAATGCCAATATCACCGATCGTCAGCAACGCCTGCTGACGGAGATTTCAACGACGGGCATCAACGTGACGCCGCTTCTCGGTCGGGTGACGGTGGCGCACATCGTGCAACGGTTGCGAGGCGGCGAATACGACATTCTGTACCTGGTGGCGCACGGCTATCCAGGCGGCATTTTGCTGCACCAGACGGCGGCCAGCGTGCCAAATGAGGAGTTGACGCCTGCGCACCTCTCCTCTGTGGCACGCTACGGGTTGAAGCTGGTGGTGCTGCTGGCGTGTGACTCGGTGACAGTTGGCAACATGGTGGTCACCTCGGCGCAGGTGGATACCATCTGCACGGTGACGCAACTGGACAGCGAGACGGCGTATCTGACCGGGTCTTTGTTGGCGCAAGGTTTAGCAGACGGGCTGTCATTCCGTGACGCATTCGAGAAAGCCCGACCGGGCAATGATGTGGACTACGTTTATCTGGCAGCCCGGCATGCGGAGTCTGACAGCAAATTGACAGGTTACGATGGCAATCAAAGTGCGAAAATTGAAGAGCATGGGAGACTATTGACTGAGCACGGCCGCAAAATTTCAGAGCATGACGAGATTTTGCGTAACCAGGACAAGGTTCTGATCGTCCTGAAAGACAGGGGCATTCTCAAAGTTCCTGTCGAGGCGGTGTTCGGTGCAGTTGTTTTCGTGTTTCTGATCGTGCTGTTTGCAATGTTGGCGAGGGGCGGATGGTAGACATGATTGATGCTCTCTACACGGCCACAAATTCGCCGTTGGTCATGGCAGTAGTGACGGCCATCTTTGCGGCGACGGCGACCCTGCTGGCATTTATGGCGGTGATCAGGCGACAACCCCTTTTGTCATGGATGAGTATTTTCATCTTTACCCTCGCCTCGACCGCCATGTTTTTCTCCTTGGTGCGCACGGAGCCAGACCGGCAGACGCTGATCATCTACCAGGTCTATATTCGGTATGCGTACATCGCCATGGGTGTCATGTGCATCGTGTTCTCCGGTTGGCTCGTGGCTGCAACCGGAGAGGAAGAAAAGCGCATCGGCGAAACAAAGAAGCCCCAGGTGTGAACCTGGGGCTTTTTGTTGGTGGGCGCTGGTTATTCTCTGACCAGCCAACCTCCAAGCTCTGGCACAAATGCGCATTTGATATCGAGCGCATCATTGCCTTCCCTGACGCGAAACGTTTTCAACTGGTAGGTTTTGGTTTCCATCGTTTGATCCGGTAACGTGCCATCCAGCGCGGAGTAGAACTGAAGCTGCTGCGTCACCAACCACACCTCCAGCACCTTCGTCGCCGAGAGCAGCGCAGCCGCAATGGCCGGCGCCCACCATCCCTGCGATTCGGGAACGTTGGCAAAGAACGCCTGCAACCCGATCAACACCACCATCACCAGACCCATATCCAACGCACTCGGCAGTTTCATATCGTGTATCCGGCTCCAGGTAATGAGCACCAATAAAAAATCCCCATTTCCGGGCGCCTGAAAAGGGACCGGAAATGGGGCCGCAGCGAAAGGCGAGGGCCACTGCTCTGTTGACACACCCAGCCTACCACATCAAATCGCCGCCATCAACCCACCTTGCAATATTCGTTGCCACAAAAAGAAAACCCGCCGCAGTTTCCTGTGACGGGTGACAAGTTTTTATTGTCAGTCGTTGCATCTGTAAGCGGATGGCTTGTTACTGAGGTTACAAATTACAATCCGAGGTTGATTACCTGCTCGTCGAAACCAAATATTTGGAGATCTCCGACTTTGACGTGGAGGCCCTCGGCGTTGGCCGGCACTTCGAAAAGCAACTGGCATTGTTTCGGGATGTTGGGGTTGAGGTTCTCAATGAACACGCAGCGGACTTCGTCGGCAATGTGAGAGTAGGCGTCCGTGGATGCTTTGAACGTGCGGTCCTGGTTGTCCACCAGCTCTATGCCGCTATAAGTCACCATGTCTTTGCTGAGGTTCTCTATTTCGAAGGTGAGGCGGATGAACTTCCCCGGCGTGGTGAGGTCATCGACGAACTGGTTGTCACTGGCGATTGTCTGACCTTCGTCGACGGCTGACAGGATGATCCAGCGCACCTCGCCGACGGTGACGTTGTCGCCGATGGCGTAGACGGGCAGCGGCGTTTCGGTTGCCGGCGCCGGCGTCTCGGTTGGCGCTGCGGCGGGCGGCGCCTTGGTTGCGTCAGCGGCCGGTTCCACCGCTTCGGCAATGGCAACGGTGGCGGCCGGCACTTCTGCCGCCGGTTTGGCGGCCGTGGTTGACGTGGTTTTGGTTGGATTCATGGTGACGGCGACGCCGCAGGCGAATCCGACAAAGAAGATCAAGGCAATGCCGAAAATCATACGCAAACGCTTCATGGGGGTATCTCCCTGGTGAACTTTGGCCGGGTGCACGGTTGCACCCGGCTTTTCTATTCTACAGGATTCGGCGGCGGCCGTCTTCGGTTTGCGTCATCCACCAGCGGCGCCTAGTGCGCAGGCACGCGGCGATGTAAAGCAGGAGCAACAGGCTATCGATTACTTGGGGGGTTTTCATCTCCGATAATCCTCGGGGTCTGGGACTGCCGCAACGTTTCGGCGATGCGGATGATGGTGTCCTGGTCACCGGGACTTAGTTCGATGAAGGTGTCGATGAGTCGCTGCGCCAGGTTGCGTACGCGTGGCTGCTTGACCTCGTAGACGACTTGGCTTTCGGCATTGGCCAGTTCGTCGTTTTGTTCGGTTGCTAACGGGTTGTCACTTAATCCAAGCAGGTAAGGCACTGTCACTCCTAAGGCTTTGGCCAGGGCGAATACGACGTCTGTGCTCAGATTCAGGCTGCGCCCTCGCTCGATGTTAGCGATGTGTGGGCGGCTGACGCCGGAACGGGTGGCAAGCTCGTCTTGGGTGAGGCTCAAGGCTCTCCGCTCTAGGAGGAGGCGCTCTGCTAATAGGCCGGGCGATTTGGCAGGCATAACGATATGGTAGCCGGTTGACGGCGCCATTGTTGCCCGTTCAAGCATTTTGTATGCTCCTCAAACATTGCTTGTTGACTTGGTAAACATTGTGCGGTATGATGTTTCTACAGTAGCGTTTTGCATCTGATAGGAACATTACTCATGGAAACCACGGTTGTTGTTGCGGCACGAATTGACGCAAGCCTGAAGGATCGGCTCGTGACGGCGGTTGCCAAACTGCCGGGCAGTATGAGCAGCCATGTTGCGTTTGCTGTCGAGCGGTACGTGGTTGAGCTGGAAACCACTGAGGTGAACCAGCCGACTGTGAAGACTCCTCTCCCCGAACTCTCTACTCGTCCATCGAACTAACGGTATCACGGCGTTGCAGCCTCATTGCTGTCTGGCGTGTCTTTTGCCTGCCTTTGGGGGTGCGTATGGGTACGGTCACTCGACCACCGAACAAGACGCTGTGGGCGTTGGATGAGGCGCTGAAAGAGCACGATCCGGCGATTGAGGCGGGGCTGCGGGAGGTGGTGCGGGGGCTGCGGCGGGAGATGGATGACGCCGGCCGGCGAGCTGACAAGGGTCAGCAGGCCCGGTTGGGGGAGATGGCGATGACGGTGGCGGAGATGAGGGCGGCGTTTGGCAGGTTGCACGAATTGCACCGGTTGGCCCGGCAGAACGATTACGACAGGAGATAGACATGGGCGAGGCGATGGCGGTGACGGTGATTACTCGGGACGGGGCGCTGGATGCGCTGCATCCGGATGACTACCGGGAGATCTACGACGAGATCCGGCAATACGACGCAGCGACGAACCGCTACGGGGTGAGCCTGGACAAGTTCGTGGCGCTGGTGAAGAGCGCCTACTCCAAGACGGCCTGGTGGAAGTGGCACGAGGGCGAGCTGGAGCTGACACGGACGATGCGCAATGAACTGCGCCGGGCGGTGGGTATGTCGGAAATGAATCTGACCATCGCTGAGGCGGTGGCCGGCGTCGACGCCAACGCAGAGGTGGTGCAGGTGGGCAGCGACACGCCACGGCGGGTGGTGCTGGTGGGAACGGATGAGCCGATCACACTGCACATCAACGGGGCCGTGGTGGCCTTTGCGGAGGCCGATATGGCCGCTGACACCTTGAGCGCCGGGAAGGCGGTTGTTACCTCGGTTACACGCCGTTTGGCACGGCGTTCGGTGTCGCTGCCGATGACGGTCTTTGAGCGCACGAACGGGGTCCGGCTTTCCGCCGGGCTGAGCTGGGAAGATTTCTTGGGTTTGGCTGAGCAGCGGTTGAGCAGCAGCGACCGCTCCGGCTGAGCCTTGCGGAGTTGGGCGCCACGGTGACCGCATGGCGGTTCTCCTTTGCCGGAGGCGGTAGGCCCACAAGGCGGTTCAAGCCCGTCTGCTCCCTCTGAGGTTTTGAAACACGAGCTTTGTTGACACCTTGCCGGCGCAACGACCGACAAGAAAGGCTTATCAGTCCATGACACAAGTTATCACCATCGAGCGCACGAGCGACGATTTTGCGTTGGCGACGACGGGCGATGCCCGAGGCGATGCCCGACAGGAGTTCGGGTGGCAACTGATGCGGGCGGCGGTTGGCGCTGAGCAGCAGCGGCGGCGGCAGTGGGAGACGTTGGAGTATGAGTGGCTGGAGTTGAAACGCAGCAAGTCGGACAGCCGGCACACGGTGCGCAATTACCAGGCGGCGCTGGCCCGGTTCAAGGAATTCTTGGTGGGTCAGTTTGTGGAGGGCGATGAGATTCGCCCGGTGGAACTGTGGGACGTGGACCAGACGCATGTGCGGGGCTGGCAGGCTGCGATGCGCAGCAACGAGCTGGGGGAGAGCACGATCAATCACCAGCTTTCGTGTGTGTCTTCGTTCTACTCGTTCGTGTTGAACGAGAAGCGGATGGTGAACGGGGTGGAGATTGACCTCCTCGTCGACCGGCTGGGGCGCAAGCGGGACAACCCGTTCAAGGTTGGCAACCTGCGGCGGGGGCGGGTGGAGCAGTATGAGCGGGCTCGGCCGCTGACGATTGCGGAGTATGCGCAACTGCTGAACTACCTGGAGAGCCAAAGCCACACGCTGGCCGGCGCTCGCAACTACGCACTCATTTTGACCTATCTGCATACCGGTTGGCGTTCGGCGGAGCTGCTGCGCATGCAATGGCGGGATATCCGTCCCAGCCGCTCGCAGCCGGGGACGTTTGTCTTTGCCTGGGAGGGCAAGGGCGCCAAGAAAAATGACGATGTGCTGCCGGCGGATTGCTGGCATGCGATTGTGGCGTACCTGAAAAAAGCCGGGCGGTATACGCCGGGGGCGCCGGGGCGGGAAGAGGGGTTGGAGCTGGATGAGTTCGTGTGGCTGCCGGTGACGGAGCCGAACATGAGCGGCCTGCGCAACCAGGGCGAGGCGATTACGCCGGGGCAGCCGATCTCTGAAAAGTCGGCGCTGCGGGTGCTGCGCACGGCGCTGAAGCTGGCGAGTTTCGCATTCATGACCTGCGCCACACGCACGCGCATCTGTTGCTGGAGAGCGGGGAGAGCATGCCGGTGATTCAGGCCCGGTTGCACCACAGCAGCCTGGCGACCACGGGGCTCTATTTGAAGGCTGTTCGCCGGAGCGATCCGGTTGACACATACACTGCCAAATTCGCTCAACTGCGGATGGCGGTCTAGGCAAACTCTGTTGACACAGGAGAACGAACGATGAACGCAGATTTGGTAGAGGCGATTGAGTTGGGAAAGCGGCAGCTGGCTGAACACTATCAGCGCATTAGCGAGGCCCGGATTTTGGCGGAGCGGGCGTACCAGGCGAAACAGGCGGAGGCGTGGGCGCCGTGGGTGCAGGCGCTGGAGAAAGAGTTGCCGGCGTGGGCGACTGAGTTTATGCCAGGACCGCCGGAGGGGCCGGTCAGCAACATTCGGCAGGCGATGGTGATGCACCTGCCAATCGGGGATGTCTTGTTCACCGGGGAGATTGTCGCTCACTGCGGGATCCGGTGGCATGAAATCAACGTGCGTATCGACGATCTGCCGTGGCAGAACGCCGGCCGGGACTTCTTTGTGGCGCTGGGGATGCTGGCACAGATGAATGAGTATGCCGAGTCCTTGCGGCTGCAGAAGGAACGGGAGGCGGCGCTGGTGCAGGGAAATGTGGCGGAGGCGAAGGTGATGGCCGATGCACACCGAGCGTTGGACCCGATGAACCGGATCGCAGCCGTACTGGAGCGCCTGGCTGACGCCGTGGAGGATATCGCTGCTGTCGCCGTCACGCTGGATGGCGTGTTGGAAACGGCGGCAGGGAACATGAGCGAAGTCAGAGTGTGGGGGGAAGAGGAGGAGGGCAAGTGAAAACGCTCATGGAATCTTTCACGGAAGAGGGAGAGGCGGAAGTGCAGCCGGCCAAGACGCCGAAGCGCCGGGTGGACGAGTACACGCTGCGGCTTACTTCGCAGCAGTGGCGGATTCTGGAGGCACTGGAAGAAGGGGCGGAGCTGACCACGTCGAAGTACAGCACATTTTCTACGCTGGTATGGAACGGTATTCACGAGTGGCATAGCCGCAACACGACCATCAGTCTGACCAAGCGGAAACTAATCAGCTGGTCTGAGGGTGAACCGCAACCGTACCATCTGACAGACGAGGGCCGGCATGCGCTGCGCATCCGGCGGGAGAACAAGCAGGGGAGTGGGTTGATATGAGCATTGTATTTGGCTCACCAGAGGCGAAGGCGATTGTGGAGCGTGACCGGACGATTGAACGCAGCCAGAAATGGCAGGCTGATGTAATCGATCCTTCGGTGGCATATGTGTGGATTAAAGAGCAGGCCGAAGAAATCGACTATGACCGACTGACACCGGAGGAGCACGCTGCTTTGCCTGCCTATCTGGTGACCTGTCCGACGTGCGGCGGCACGATGGGTGCATGCACGGCGGATCGGGCGTATGCCAAAGAGACAGCCAAGTTTATTGCGGAGCAGATTCGCCACGGCTTGGTAATCAACCGGGTCACAGTGGCAGATATACGCAAGGCGGCTTGGTGCTCCTGTGATGGACCAGTTGAGACGGTGAGGGTAAAGCGATGACCATCGAGACCCGACCTCTGCGGACCGCCCAGTTGGCATTACTGGAGCGGTTGCGCCAGGGAGAGATTGTTGTCATGTACAGCCGATACGATGCCAAACCGGACATGACCTACGAGAAGCACACTGCGAATTACATCGTTGCGAAAGTTGAGCGGCGCCAAGTCATCGGCGTTTCGACGTTTCGCAGGTTCGTCGATGGCGGCTTGATCGAACTGGTTCGCACGGTAGATTGCATCACGCACAAGCCGGCGGCGGGTTCGACAGAAATTCAATACTGGCGCTTGACGCCAGCGGGCCGGGCGGTGCAGCCATGACCATTGACACCGCTTTCTTGGCTGGCCTACTTGTCGGCCTCGCCTATGCCTGGCTGCGGAGGGTGCGATGAACCGGCAGTTGTGGCAATTCAGCCAGCTGAATGAGGACCAGAGTGAGGCGCTGCCGATCGTGAATCTGCTGGTGCGCTCGCCACGGTTCAAAGACCTGCCGAAACAGGTTTCGGGGGAGGGGAAGACCCATCCCCGGGCGGTGTGGATTGACCTGTATGCAGTGACGAGTGAGGAGCTGATCGGTGATCCGGTGATGTGTACGCCGGCTGAGGCCATTGTGATGATGCACAAATTCCGGCTGCCGGCTGATGTGATTGCCAAGGTGGTGATGCGATGACGACCGACAACAAAACCTTGTCAGTCGATGACCAGGTGCGGCTTTCGCCTGCGGAGCTGAAGCAACTGCGGCGGGTGTGGATTGATTTTCTGATCATTCGCCGGCGGACGGATGGCACGGAGACGGGGGCGGAGATCGGGCGGCACGGCTTTGACCTGGCGTTGGCGCAGAAGTTGCGGGAGCTGGGGCTGGTCTACAAGGTTCAGGAGTCGCAGCGGCGGTGGGAGGGTGTGGTGTTTTGGTTTGACCATTATGCGCTGACCGAGGCGGGGCGGCGGGCGATATGAGCCGGCTGGTGGATGTGCTGATTGAAAGAATGAGTCCAGTTGCCTGGACCGCAACTGGACTCTGACCAACAACTGACAGGAGAAAGGATATCACAAATGGCTACGCTGGAAGTGCAGTTCACGTTCAAGACTCCGGTGCTGGGAACGGCGCCGAGCAACAACAAGCTCTACAGCGATTACGTCGCCAAGGAAGCGGTGGCGACCGGGGCCATCAACAGCAACCGGCTGCAGGAGGAGCTGGATTCGTTGCCAGTAGATGAGGATCGGGGCTCGACGGTGTTCCGGCGGGACGCTGATGGCAACGCGTGCTTCATCGATTACATGATCCGAGGGTACTTCAAAGACACGTGCACGGCGCAACGGCGTTTTGACGTGTCTTTGTCGAAGGGGATTGCGGCGCACAAGGAAAAAATCAATGACGTTTTGTTCGTGTCGCCACAGTTCATTCCCATCCTCAACAAGGATGGCAGCACGCCGGCGATCACGATGTTTGAGCGGCCGTTGCGGGCGGATACGCCACAGGGGAAACGGGTGGCGTTGGCCAGGTCAGAGATGATTGCGGCGGGTACGCAGATTCATTTCACGATTGAGAATTTTGCGACAAAGGTGCTCTCGTTGGACCTGATCAAGGAGTGGCTCGCGTATGCCCGGATGCGGGGTTTGGGCCAGTTCCGCAACGGTGGGTATGGGCGGGGTTGGTATGAGATTGTCGGGAAGAGCGGCAACTGGTAAAGCGATGGCTTAGCCAAGGTCAGCAGCTCGATGCACTGGCTGTGCGAAGAGCAGCATGGCGATGGTATGGCGTGGCTATGGCAAGGCCGTACAGCGTTCCACACGGCGATGGCCTTGCGATGTTAAGCCGTTCTGAGCGATGGCGTGGCGTAGCAACGCTGGTTCCAGCACTGGCCCGCCAAAGCGTAGTTTTTCACGGCGCAGGCACGAATACAGCAAAGGTGTTGAGCACGCCCCGCGAGTGGGACACGGCAAGACCCGGGCGGATGCGGTGGCGATGCGATACGTAGCGAGACATTGGGTAGCGCAGGCAGCGGAAGGCATGGCGGCATGACGTACAGCACAGGCAGGTCGAGGCCCAGTCCCGCAACGCATAGGCGAGGTAGTTCGCGGCGAGACGGAGCGCAGGCATGGCGCAGCTCGGCAAGGAAAGCGCAGGCAAAGCGAGACGATGCACGGGCGTAGCAGTGGCAGGCAGAGCAGTACCACGCAATGGCATAGCAGGGCAGCGCAACGCAAAGATGCGCTGAAATCATTGCAGGAGGCGAGGCGATGGCAAACGACAATGCGATTTTTCTGGCGGGGATGGCGTTGGGGCTGGTGGGTGGGTTTGTGGTGGTGGCGTGGTCGAGCTGGTTGGGGCAGATCGACGCCGGGCGGCTGGTGCGGTTGGCGGGCCGGCTGCAGCGGGTGATGGACGATCTGGAGACGATGATGGAGGAGTATCAGCGTGACCTGGTTGCGCTGGATGAGGCTCGCCAGGATTTGGCGGCGGTGGAGCGGGAGGTGGCGGTCTATTCGGCGCTGGTGCAGGCGCAGCAGATGCGGGGAGGCGAGACGTGGAAACAGGATTGATGCAGGCGGAGTTGCGCTGGGGGCCGCCGGCTGCCGGCGGCGAGCGGGTGGGGCTGGATGAACGGTTTGAGGAGTTTCATTTGGCGAATCCGCTGGTGTACACGGCGCTGCGGGCGCTGGCGCTGAAGCTGCTGGCCAGCGGGGTGCGGCGCTATGGGATTGCCGGGTTGTTCGAGGTGCTGCGCTATGAGCATGTGCTGCGGACGAGGGGCGAAGAGTTCAAATTGAACAATTCGTTCCGGGCGTTTTATGCACGCCGGCTGATGGAGCGGGAGCCTCGGTTGGATGGATTCTTCGAAACGCGTACGCAACGCTACGAGGGGCCAGAAAGCCGCCAGTGGGGGTAGACAGCCTGAAACGCTGTGGCGGGGCTAATACCCGACCGTTACCAAGGTTACATGGCACTTGGCGGGGCGACGGACAATTGATTGTTGTCAGTCGGTGGTGAGGGTGGCGATTTGTGGACCGGTTGATGGGGGGATTTATGGCGATGACGGTGGCGGAATCACGGTTGGTGGGGTTGGCGGGGGAGATGCGGGAGGCGGTGGATCGGACGGGGTTGTGGGTGCACCGGAAGCTGGCGCACGGGCTTGAGCTGGTGATGCAGCGGAAGGAGGGGCGGTGGCGGTTGGCGATGGGGCGGGAGATGGTCTATCCGTCGGACGCTGAGGTGGAGGTGTGCAGGGATGCGTTTGCCGTGCCGGCCGGGGCGGAGCAGGAGCGGTTGATGCGGATGCGCAAGCATGCGAAGACGGGGCGGACGATTACTTACTACGTGGTTGAGGTGACTTGGCGGGAGGCCGGGAAATGATTGTCAGAAGTACGCCAGCGCAGAACTATTCCATCGTGAACAATGCCATGCTCGAACAGTCGAGTATGACCTTCGCTGCCAAGGGTTTGTTGGTGTACTTGCTGAGCAAGCCGGCCAACTGGCGGGTGAGTGACCGTCACCTGGCGACGGTGGGGCCGGAGGGGCGGCGGGCGGTGCAAACGATGCTGCGCGAGTTGGAGGCGGCAGGATACCTGGTGCGGTCGCGATATCGCGACGAAAAGGGGTTGTTTGCATGGGTGAGTGTGGTCTATGACGAGCCGCAAACGACACACGAGCAGGCGCCTGGTACGCAATCCATGGCGCGCTCATCCATGGCGCGTTCAACGCGCCATCCAAAACCGCACCAACTAATAAGTACTGATGTAACAAGTACTGATCTAACAAATACCCAATGCATTTCTTCGCCGCCTGACGGCAGCGAAGGCGCACGCCAGCCGGACGGGGAAGCGCAGCCGGTTCATGTCAAACCGAAACGGGCGAAGCGCCAGGCGACGCCACCGGAAAAGGCGCCGGCGGTTGAAGCAGACGGGGCGGCGGTTGAGGCTCCAGCCGAGCAGACGGAACATCAGAAGTTTTTCCACGGGGTCTGCTACATCGTGGGGTGGGATTACAAGACGTTGACGTCCGAACAGCAGGCGCAGGTGGCGCAGACGGTGGGCATTTTGCAGAAGGCGGGGTATGAGCGGCCGCACCTGCGCCAGTTTTGGGAAACGGTTTGGCCGAAGGACTGGCGGTGGCTGAAACACAAGCAGCGGCCAACGCTGAACCAGCTGCGGAGCGAGATCGGCAAGTTGAGGATTGATGCGCAGAAGGGGGCTCTCGATGGCGGAAACGGAACGGACCGGGCCGGCACGGATACTGAAGATCTACGGCGACAACTCCGAGAGAAACGGCAGCAAGCCAAGCAGAGAGAGGCTGGGCTACCGGCCGGCAGCGGAACCGGCGGGCCGGCAGGCGTATAGTTGCCTCGTCTGCAAGGATCTGCGCTGGGTGTACCACGATGTGCCAACGACGCATGCGGAGTTTGGCAAGGCGCACCGGTGCGTGTGCCAGACGAGCGGCGACGGCGCCCGGATGCGGGAGTATCTGCTGCGCATTGATGGGCTGACGGAACGGGAGCGCCGGCTGCGCTTTGTGGATCTGGTGGTGACGCCGGACAACCAGGAGGCGTGGGATGCAGCGTTTACGGCGGTGGAGCGGCTGCGAGGGTTGGTGACGCTGGTGGGCCAGCCGGGGCTCGGGAAGAGTTCGCTGCTGGTGTGTGCGGTCAACGCAGCGCGGGACGAGCGGAGGGTCAAGGCGGTCTACACCAAGGTGGCTGCGGTGCTGGAGTATCTGCGCAACGCTTACCATCCGGAGAAAGGCGACCTGTCGTTCGACGGCCGGTGGGATTTGCTGGTGAATTGCGACGTGTTGGCGCTGGACGAGTTGACCAGGTTCAACGCTACGCCGTGGGCGCTGGAGAAGTTTCATGCGCTGCTCGATGAGCGATGGCGCAACATGGACCGGCGAGTGACGCTGCTGGCGACCAATGGCGGGTTGGGCGAGCTGGATGAGTCGATTGCGAGCCGGCTGCAGGACGGCCGGGCGAGGGTGGTGACGCTGGCGGGGCAGGATATGCGGCCGTTGGCGGAGTGGGACGAGTAACCAGGATTTGGCGAGGAGTTGACACCATGATGAAGCGTCGTTTGATTCCCTTCCACCGGCCCCAGCGGCACATGCGCTGCGAGTGCGGGCGGCAGGCGAACCGGCGGTTGTGGTTCCGGCAGTTGAACTCGTTTGATGTGTGGATCGTGCAAAGTTTGGACCTGTGCAGCGATTGCTTTGCGGAGATGTTGGCGAGCGACCCCACGGCGAGCAAGACGCCGTTGCAGGCGCCGATGCGGGATGAGCGGGTGGGGGTGGTGCGATGAACATGTTTCAAGTTGGGGATGTGGTGCGGGTGGTGAAGGTTGACTGGATGGAGGAAGGCGATCCACTGGAATTCCTAGAGTTGCTGCGGCAACGGATTGGCAGGTCTGGCATGGTCAAAGAGGCGACGGTTATTTCCGCACTGGTACTAGTCGATGGAGACGAGCAGCCGACACTTTGGACGAACGATGAGATCGAGCTGGTCCACCGGCCTGCACCGAAAGAGCAACTGCCATTGATTGAGGTGCAGTCATGAAATACGCCGTGGGTGACAAGGTGGTGGTGGCGCACTATGACGATGTGGGGCATTACGACACGGCGTTGAAGTGGTTTGTGGCGAGCCCGATCGGGATGGTGGGCGAGGTGGTGGGGGTGTCGTTGATTGACCAGTATGAGCTGCTGCACGTGCGGCTGCCGGGGCTGGCGCCGACGGCCGGGGCCGAGCCGGTGACGGCGGTGTTCTTTGACTTTGAGCTGGAGAAGGTGCTCACCAAGTGAATCTGGCAAGGTGGGTTTGTGGGGGCTCTCGAGTATGGTAAGGTGATAGGAAGGCAAGGGCGCCCGCGGGCGCTCTTGGCGTTGAGGGGACGACTGACAAGAATTGATTGTCGGTCGAAGATTGGTGATTGGTGATTGGTTGATTGGGGGGATACAGGGGATTTATGGCGAGCAACGAACCCGCATCGCAGCAGACTACGACAGAAGACCCGGTGAAGGAGCTTGTCTGGATCTTGCGCAGGATGATGTACATGTTTATCGGCTGGGCTGAAACGAAATACGGCTGGAAGCGGGCGCAGCGGGATGAATAGCGGGATTGTTCGTGTAGACGTTGGAGGGGCGGCGCCGGCGGTGGGGCCGGGCTGGCGCCCGGCTGGGCTTGGTAGAATAAAAATCAAGTTATCCTGAGGTTAACCAGTTTTGATGGAAACGACGAACGAATTGTTGGAGATTGGGGCGTTGCAGCCGCATCCTCGCAATTACAACCGACACCCGGCGGAGCAGGTGCGCAAGCTGGCCAAGAGCCTGCGCAAGATGGGGCAGGTGCGCTCGATTGTGGTGTGGCGGGGGACGATTCTGGCGGGGCATGGGGTGGTGGAGGCGGCCAAGTCGTTGAAGTGGAAAACAATTCGGGCGGATGTGCTGCCGGACGAGTACCCGGAGGAGCTGGCGCTGGCGTATGTGGCGGCGGACAATGAGCTGGCCCGGCAGGGCGATCCGGACCTGGCGCAATTGCTCGGCATTCTGGAGGAGAGCAGGGCGGCGGATGAGGAGCTGCTGGAGGCGATGGGCTTTGACGCCGATGAGTTTGCGGCGCTGTTGGCGGATGTTGGGGGGGGGACTAAGACGGGAGAGCTGGTAGATGCTGAACCGCAGATTGACCGGGCTGAGGAGCTGCGCACAAAGTGGTGCGTGGAGACTGGGCAACTGTGGCAGCTTGGCGACCACCGGCTGATCTGCGGCGACTGCACAGCACCGGTAGTGGTGAAGCGAGTGATGGGTGTGGAAAAGGCGGGGCTTCTGTTTACCTCGCCGCCTTATGCGCAACAGCGGACATATAAGGCAGAGTCTGCTGATTCGCTGACAGATTGGGATGCTCTCATGCAGGGAGCGATCGGCTCGGCAATCTGCTCGGACGATGCGCAGATACTCGTCAACCTTGGAATGGTTCACCACGACGGCGAGTGGTTTCCGTATTGGGAGGAATGGATCGAATGGATGCGGGCGCAGGGTTGGCGCCGGTTCGGTTGGTACGTATGGGATCAAGGGGCTGGACTTCCTGGCGATTGGTCGGGACGTTTAGCTCCGTCGTTTGAATTCATTTTCCATTTCAATAAGTCTGCGATTAAAGCAGACAAGTGGGTGGATTCTAAGTTGGCAGGTCAGATGACTAGCAAGCGAACATTTCGACACGACGACGGGAGATTGAAGCCATTCACGCAAAATGGTGGCGCCTACGGCGCCACCAAGATTCCGGATTCTGTGTTTCGAGTGAACAGGCAAATAGGCGATACTGGTCATCCTGCTCCGTTTTCGATTGACTTTTCAGGCAGCGTAATTCGCACATGGCCAGGTGATGTTTATGAGCCATTCTCTGGTTCCGGCACGACACTGATCGCTTGCGAGCAACTCGGCCGGCGCTGCAGAGCGGTGGAAATATCGCCGGGATATGTGGCGGTGGCACTGGAACGATGGGCTACGGCAACGGGCAAAACGCCGGTTTTGGTGGACTGACAATAAAGCGTTGTCGGTCGAGGGGTGAGGGATGGCGGATGCTGAGTGGGTCAACCAGGTGGTGGATGAGTTGGGGCGGTTGGAGAATCCGCACCGGGAGAAGAAGCGGGCGACGATTCTGGCGTTGGTGGATGCTCGGTTGGCGGGCAAGTCGGAGGAAAGCGTGTGGCATCCTCGCCGGCATGATACGTGCAGCAGGACTGTCTACCACATGAAGTGGAAGCATGAGCCGGTCTTTGCTGCGGTGCTTGAGGCGGTGGCCAAGGCGGCCAGGCAATGGCAGGATGGACGCACGGTGCGGGCGTTGGCGATGGCGTCGGAGCGGCTGCAACTGGCGTCGCCGGCGGCCGTGACCACGGCGATTCAGGCGATGATGAGCGATGATCCGCAGGTGCGTCTGCGGGCGGCGTTTGGCATTTTGGACCGGGCTGGCGTGGAGACGGCGCCGAAGGGGCCAGCGGCTTCGCAGGTGTCGGTCTATTTGCCAGAGAATCATAGAGACCATGGGCCAGACGATCACACTGAGACCGCAGCCGGGACCGCAGGAGAAGTTTCTTAGTTCACCAGCTGACATCGCCATTTATGGCGGCAGCGCCGGCGGCGGGAAAACCTATGCGATGCTGCTCGAGCCTCTGCGGCACATCGCTAATCCGCAGTTCAATTGCGTCGTCTTCCGGCGCACGGTTCCCCAGATCACGAATCCCGGCGCTGTCTGGGATGAGTCGATGAAAATTTATCCTCTCCTCGGTGCAAAGCCTAATCTCTCGAATCTCAAGTGGACGTTTCCAGCCGGGGCGGTGGTGCGGTTTGCGCACATGCAGCACGAGGAAGACCGCCTGGCGTGGCAGGGCTCGCAGATTACGCTGATCTGCTTTGACGAGCTGACGCACTTCACCGAGGCGCAATTTCTGTACATGCTGAGTCGCAATCGGTCAATGAGCGGCATTCGGCCGTACATTCGGGCGACCACGAACCCGGATGCAGACTCGTGGGTGAAGGGGCTGTTGGCGCCGTGGGTGGACCCGGAGCATTCGGAGTTTCCGTTCCCGGCTGGGAAGCTGCGGCACTTCACGCACCAGGGCGGCGCTGTTACCTGGGTTACAGGCGACTGGCGGGACGAGCTAGGCATGCCGGCCAAGACGATTACCTTTATCCCGGCCTCCATCTTTGACAACAAGGCGCTGCTCGCCGTGAATCCTGAGTACCTGGCCAGCCTGCGGGCGCTGCCATTTGTGGAGCAGCAGCGGCTGCTGCATGGCAGTTGGACGGTGAAGGCGGAGGCGGGGAAGGTTTTCAACCAGGCTTGGTTCGAGGTGGTGGAGGCGGCGCCGGCGGGCGGGCGGCGGGTGCGCTGGTGGGACTTTGCTGCGACGGAGAAGAAGACCAAGGGCGATGATCCGGACTGGACGGTGGGCCTGCTGTACCGGAAGGTGGGCGGGTTGTTTTTTGTGGAGGATGTGGTGCGGGTGCGGGCGACGCCGGCCGAAGTAAAGCGGCTGGTGAAAAACACGGCGACGCAGGACGGGATCGGGACGAAGATCGGCTTTGAGGTGGAAGGGGGATCGGCGGGGCAGTTCGTGAAGAGTGAGATGCTGGAGCTGCTGGCGGGGTTTGATGTGGTGGGCCTTCACCCGGTGACGGACAAATTGACCAGGGCGGGGCCGGTGGCGGGGCAGTCGTTGGCGGGGAATGTGAAGATTCTGCGGGGGGCGTGGAACAAGGTTTTCCTGGCGGAGCTGCACGGGTTTCCGGACCTGGACCATGATGACCAGGTGGACGGGCTGAGCGGGGCGCATAATCTGGTGGTAACGTTGGTGGAGGGGCGGCCGCCGGCGGGGAAGGCGGTGAGCCGGGAGGCGCTGCGGGATCTGCTCGGCTGACAATTCGTTGTTGTCAGTCGTTGAAGCGCATCTGTATTGCGAGTTTGCCAAGGTGGGTTGATGGGGGCGATCCGGTGTGATAGGCTGGAGCAAGCGGCCTGGAACCCGTAGAGATTGACCAACTGAAATACTTCGGACTCAAATCCCCGAGGTGATCGAGCCGGTAAGCCGGCGGGTATCCAGGCCCTTCGATCACTTCGGGGATTTGTGTATTGGGGGTATGCAATGAACGAATTGCGGCGAGGCAATACGTTTGTGGAGCCGGGGCCGGCGCCAGTGCGCCGCGTGCAGGCGGAGATTGAGCCATGGCCGTCGACGACGCTGCCGGAGGTGGCGCAGAGCCGTTACACGGTGGTTGGCACGCCTGTTCAGGCGGCTGCGGGGTTTGCGATTGCCTACACGCCGGTGGCGGCGGGTCTGGCGCTGGTGGCCGGGCTGGCGGTGGCGGTGACGGGCGGCGGCATGGTGACGGTGGCGATTGCGACACTGGTCACGCTGGCGGTGACCTGGTTGTGCGGGTATGTGGTGACGGTGGTGGTCTCGGCGGCCGGGGCGGATGTGATCCGGGTGGTGCTGGGGTATCGCTTTCTGCGCCACGAGCAGCGGTTCCGCCATGACCGGCAGCGGGGGGAGCGATGAACCATCTTTCAGAACTGCTGAGCAGAAAGGTTGCGGAGCCGGCGGCTCGCCAGGCGCAACAGGCGGTGGAGGTGCTGAGTTTGCGCCAGGTGGCAGCAGCGCGTGCGCTGCGGATGAATGATGCGATGGCCCGGTTCTGTGCGTTGTTGGCGGATGACGTCAACGTGCGGGATGGGGTGATTCTGGTTCCCGTGCCGTGGGGCTCCGGGCTGCGCTGGGGGTTGTCTCGCAATGAGCGGGATGCGATGCGGCGGTGGGTGGTGGCCCGGCGGGTGAGCCGGCGCTCGGGGCGGTCGCTGCCGGCGGCGTTTGTGTATGATGAGGGCGGCCGGCGCTGGACGCTTGGGATGATGGGTGAGGATCTGGCGCAGTGGGTGGCGGGGCATCCGATTACGGCGGAGGATGTGTTGCGCTTTTGGTGTGCGGATCGGTAGGCGTCTTTGTGTGGGGTTGTGTGTGTGGTTTGGTATGGGGCGGTATGCAGACTGGAGGGGAGACGATGAAACTGATTGCCGGGTGCGGGATGGGGGCAGTGGCGATGGTGGGAATGTTTGGGGCGTGGCAACTGTTGGCGCAGCTGAGCCCGGACGCCATCGGCATGATCGTCGGCCTGTTGTTTGGCACGCTGGCCGGTGTGCCGGTGACCCTGCTGCTGCTGTATGGCAGGCAGCAAGATCGGCCCGATGCGTCGCCACGGGTGATTGTGGTGCATGGGCCGGCGGCGCTGCTGGCGCAGCCGGAGGCGGGGGAATATGTGGATGTGCGGCCGGTGCGCAGCCGGCGGTTGATTGTGGCGAAGTAGGGGGGAGCATGCGACCGTCGAATGAGTTGATTGGTGGGTTTATCGTGCGGATGGCGCTGGCAGGTGCGGCTGCGATTGCGGCGCTGGTGTTTTGGCCGCTGGCGTTGGCGCTGCTGGTTTGGTTGCTGTTCATGCCGTGGGAGGATGCGCCGGACTGGGTGACGCCGGAGAAGGATGAGGCGGAAGAGGAAGTGAAGAAAGGCGATGCGTTTTGGATGTGGGACAGGTGAACAAAATGACAAAGAAAGGCTCGATTGACGTAGATCTCTTTGAGTTCGCACAGACGTTGGCGAACAAGTATTCGGATGGACATTTAACGATAATGAAATTCACAAGCAATTGGCGAGTTTCATTTTCGACGCCTTCGGAGCGTGCGGATATCGACAGGATGGCGGAGGGTGAGACATTTCAGGAGGCGCTCGGTCAGGCAATTGCATACGTTGGCCTGGACAAAACGCCACCAAGCAGCCAGTGGCTTCCGGAAGTGGACTGGGGCGAGGCGCCGGATTGGGCACGGTGGTCAGCGGTCGATGAGGATGGCTGGCAACACTGGTTTGCAAACAAACCGTATGTCAAATCGACATGGAATCACTGGTTGAGAGAAGAGATGCTTTCCAAGGAAAGCAGGGGCAGTTACTACGGTTACAGAGCAAACTGGCAGGATTCGCTGCGCGAGCGACCCAAGAGCGGCTGACAACCCTTTCTTGTCAGTCCATATAGGAGTAAATCATGAATGAGAATCTGTTGCCATGTCCGTTTTGCGGCGGAGAATCGAAACTAAGCGCATTACAATCGATTATTGACGACCGCAAAATCGCAGACCGCTACTACATCGTCTGTCTGGATTGCGGTGTGCAAACCGCTATGCTGGCGACGATAGAAAAAGCGATCGCAGCGTGGAACCGGCGTGCCGTACCGCAGGAAACCGAGACACCGATCACCGAAGATGCGCTGGCCGAATTGGGCTTTCTACGAGAGAACGAAGCCACTTACATTTTCCCGGTCGGAATTGCTACAAACATCTCGATTACGTTTTTCACCTTTGACATGACTACGGTTGAGATTGAGGATCCGACACGCCGAATGCGGCTGCTGCTGCCGAACGTGACCACAATCGAGCGCGTACAGGGGATTATGAGAGCCTTATCTACAGAGTAGCTCCATAGACAACGCCACCAGCTCCATAGACAAGAGGTTTTGCAGTGGACACCGAGCAGATAGAAAACGAGGCGCAGGCCATCGAAAAAGCTACCAATCACCTGCTACGCAATATGCCAGACGAAATGTACCCCGGTGGCATTGCCAAATGGTACCCCGAAGCGCGATGCCGTTACGTGACTTGGACGCCAGCGACAGATAAATACATGGTGTTTGTGAGTGGAGTAACTAACACTGCGCTGGCGAATTATCTACTGAACAAGCTCT